CTATCGAGTATCATACTACATACTCCACTACCCGCAGTATCTCCGCATCACTCGCGGACTTGTTCCACAGTTGGGTCTGCCGTACGCCGAAGGGTATCACACTGTTAATCCCTATCCGCTCATGTGTCAGCGGGTTCTGCGAGCCATCATAAGCAACCGCAGCCCCCCAGGTGATCGCAGTGAAAGTATTCTTGGCGTAGCCAATCCGCTGGGTAGTCCCGGCAGCATTGATCTGTTTTACAGCCAGTAGTTCGTCAGTCCTTGCCCACCCGCCAGCGACTGTGACCTCGGCAACCGTAGTGCCGTCAGTGGATTTTAACTTGCCACCAGAATCAGCGAAGATTAATCCGGAAACAACGTCATCGACCGAGAAGATATTAGCCGGGGCCGTAACCTGTGCGCTGGATACTCCCATTTCTACCAATGCAGCAGCAGTAAACGCACCCCCCGACAGCGCAGCAGTCATAGCTGCATTCAGCGGTATCGCCAGGCCGTTGCCGCCGCTGGTGGATGCTGTGGAGGTTACTGAGGTGCCTGGAGGTGCGTAGGGCATTTGATAGGGGGAGCCCACGAGCATGGGGTTTTTGAAATACCCATATTCTCCAGCCGTCTCGGACATCCCTACGAATCCTGCATGTATCTCCGCAGTATCTCCAGACGTGAATGGCACTGTCATGCTTATCAGCCATTCGCCAGTAGCGATATACGTTGCGGATGCCTCGTCTGATCCGGCGAGGTATGTCAAAACGCCTGTGTCATAATTTATGGCCACTCGACAGAGTATAGTTGATGTGGTCACGTTGCCTATTCCTACTACATTACAATCGGTTGCACCTGACCCTTTTTTGACGACAACGCTATATGTGACAGTAGTGGAGTTGATAGCTATATATAATAATTGTACCGTTCCACCATCCGCTACAACCTGTATTTTTCGGTATCCGTCAACTAGGCTGACTTCTGTGTTTACCAGTATCCATCCGGTTGTAAAATCTTCCCTGCCGGCAGGAAGCAGGTTGCTATACGCAGGCTGCACCATCACCCCCTTACCAGGATGTAGGACAGGCCACGGGACCATGTTGCCGTCCGCGTCTGGTTGGTCGCCTGCTACTGAGGTTTCAATAGTAGGCCCGATTGGACAGACGGTGGGGGTCTTGGCGTTCCACACTGACAAAAGCACATCGGATTTATAGCCAATGACAAACCGCGATCCTGCAGGGATGATGAACGATTCGCTAATATCTCCGTAATGAGTTAAACCATCAGCCACACTATACCCAACCTCATTCACATAGTTGCTACCGCTTCCATCCACTCGCTCAGTAATCGTCGTACCAACCAGCCCTGTCAAGTGGTGGCCATTATCACTCGCGTCCAACTCAGTCGTCTGGCCGACATTTATCCCAGGCCAGTATGCCCACAGGACGCCATCGAGAAATGCCCGCACATCGCAGCAGTCAGGGCCGGGGAGCGTGAGTGTACCATTGACCGTGCATGTCGGCAGATCGCCCGTAGCCGTGAACGTGTGCGCTGTGGTCAGGCCTGTTACTGTGGCGCTGCCTGCACTGAAGAAGCCGGAGGACTTTACTTGCTGAGTGGTGTGGGAAGACGGCGGTGCGTAGGCTATGAGTTTGCCTTCGTCAATCGTGGTGCGATACCAGGCTAGGAGATTGGTCTGATCAGGTCCATTACCATCACCACCAGCGAATCCGCGCGAATATCCCTTAAAGATGCTCTTGAATATACTCTTAGAAACAGTCATCAATCCACCAGTTGCACACCGACTGCGTTAGCGGTTACGCCCTTGACGAATTGCAAGGTGATGGGAGAATCAATCTTCAGCGGAGGTGAAGTTGCCGTCATAGTTACTGCTGCACCAAACTCATCATATAAAGCCAAAGCTACACCAGCGTCATCAAGTATATTCACTGCAATAGTTTCTGCTACAAGAATACCAGCAACTGTAACAGTTTTCGGCAGCGAATGAGCCGGAAAATAATGCCGAGCAGTCAAAGCTGCAGTTTGTTTTGGAATAATCATACTCATGGTATTCTCCTAGATGATAATCATGATTAGATGGAAATTCATATTAACCTAAAACCTGTAATAATAAAGTTTCCCTTATTATTACAAGTTCTTTTTTAATATGCCCTGAGCACCATATAACTAAATCCGTGAGCAGTACTTGGATCAGCCGAGCAAGTGACAGTCATAGTATTAGCAGTCATCACCACTTTCAAAATGCTATCCGTATCGTTAGTCGTGTGATAAATAACGATAGGAATATCAGTTGCAAGTGCTCCAGTTATTGTTACTGCCTCAGCCGCTGCACCACCAACTGTCGTATGCTTACCAGCATAAGCAATATAATGACTTGGCTTAAATGTCCCACGTGGTCTGATAACAACATAGTGAAGACTATGAACCGTACTAGGATCAGCAGAACAAGTTACTGTAATTGTATTCGCTGTACATACAACTTTAGTAATAACATCAGTGTCATTTGTTGCACCATAATTAACAAAAGCCATATCAGTAGCCAAAACACCAGCAACTGTAATAGCTTCTGCAGCAGCACCACCAGCCGTAGTATGCGTACCCGCAGCTACAATATCCCATTCAGGAAGGCATCTATTTCTCAGTACTGCAAAATCATAGCTATGAGCTGTTGATGGATCAGCTGAACCAGTAATAGTAATCGTATTATCAGTTGCAATTGCAGCAACAATCTGATCACTATCATCAGTTACTTCATGCCCAACAATAGCTATGTCAGTCGACACAATCATACTAGGCCGAGATATAACTTCCGTAGTATCCCCACCAGCAGAAGCAATTGGACCATCAGCTAACTTGATGCCATAACCATAAGTCAGACCAACAGGAACAAACAAACACGATGCAGCAGTGCCCATATTTATCCATTGAGCCGTCTGCCCAAGAGTTACATCAGTTTTAGTAAAGGTACAGCCAGGATTGTATCCAGCAGTTCCAGATGCAGGAACAACCGACCCTGAAGCCATAGATTTATTTCTGGAAGTATCACATGTAATGCCATTTGGAAAGTTCGTTACGCCCATAATTTTCTCCTCTGGAACAATTCTTCTTATCTCAAAGAACTGCCTGAAAGATTTTAACTTTCATTTACCCACATTATTAAGACCGTCCTAAGCTCATCACAAAGAACGGTCAGTTGGCATTTTTAGTCTTGACCGTTCACTTATGAACACCAAGTTATCATGCAGCACCAGGTGAACCAAAAATACCTCGCGGATCCGACCAACCAAACGAACCTCGGAAAGTTGCTTTGAACTTAGCATTCTCAGTATCGAAGTCATTCTCAGTACCAAACGCATCCGGCCGGCGTTCCATGTACTTCAGGCCATCCGGGCAGTTAGTCTTAATAAACCAAGCATCACTGTCCGTCAGGTAATGATTCACAGCAATGCCCTGTGGGAACTTCTTCGATGCCCGAATAGCATTGATATCATTATTCGCGCTGCCAGACTGTCCAATAGATTCGAGAATCCGCATAGCGTCAAACTCAAGTGCAGTCGGGATGATCAACTTCTGAGGCATAATCGCGATCTTAAGTCCACGATCAGTAGTAAATGCAGCGATGTCAATGCAAGCCTGCTCGAGAGCAGCTTCACTGAGATCAGCAGCAGTAGAGAGTTCATTACGCCACGTTCCGCCTGATTTGTTCGGATGATCAGTAGCACAAAGCTCCTTGCCATCACTATTAGTTCCCATAGTATAAGCAGCAGTAAACGCCCGATTGAGGATGTTTGCCCCAATGATTTCTTTGGTCTGCCGAATTGAAAAGGCCAGCGCATTCGCACGACGCAGCGCTACCGTAACAGCTATACCATCTTCGTACATTTCCCGAGTAATAATAAACCCAAGACCGTACGTCACATGAGTGTAGCGGCTAACAAATCCCTGCTCCTGTTCATCATAAGCAATCCCAGCTCCCTCGGTTTTTACTGCCGCAAGACCAAAACCAGTCACGCCAGCTTCCTCTTCAAAAGCCTTCGTAGAGCTACCTTTTTCAAAAATATCCAAATATTCAATCGGATACTCTTTATACTTCTGTCCGAACCAAGTCTTTACGCCAGGCACCAGATCTTTTGCAAAATTACTAGTAGTAATAATACCCATTTGTAAGCTCCTTTAAATGATGATTAAATAGCCAAAGTTAATAGCCAACTAATTAAACATCAGTTGAAATAGTCAGGCCAAGCTCATGCTCTCCGAAAAGAATTTCCCACTTGGCATAATTTCCAAGTTCATTATCTTCTCGATTAGCCAACCGCAAAAGACGACAGTTACCAGTACCATCAGTTGCAGTGTCACTTGAATCAAGTTCCATAGCAGACTTGCCAGTAGTCGTAGATCCAGAACCAACTATAAAGTTAGTAGAAAGACCTACTTCAGCAACAGTCAAAGCAGCACCATCACTATCTTCTTGAACTTCAAAAATAACCTGGGGATCATCAACTACCAGACAATA